GGTATCCAGTCGCGTCTTAATATGACCACTCAGGCGACTTTAGACCGCACTAATAAAGAATTCTTCACGGGTCAGAATATCCGACAGCTTCAGGCAGCTGGGGCACAAGATCGTTTGACCATTGGAGCACAGTCTGATGCTGCTATCCGGCAGGCTCGTGTCGGCGGGCAGGAAGAGAGGGCAACGATCGCCACAACCGGACGTCAGCAGCGTCTAGGTATTGAAACCACTGGTCAGCAGGAGCGACTTAATATTGGTGCTCGTGGGTTTGAAGAGCGGCTAACTCAGGCCCAAAGGGGACAGATCGAAACAGGGCTGATCCAAACCCGTGGCCAAGAAGAGCGTGCAGGCATCCGGACAACTGGGGAAGAGGAACGCTCAACTGTTTCTCGTACAGCGCAAGAAAACCGCGCAACCCAGTTGCAATCAGAGATGTTCCGGCGCTATAAAGAGAACAGAGATTACGAGCAGGCTCAGAGCCAGTACAGGGTATGACGGATTGGATTTGCGAACTGACCGACAAAGAACGTGAATCCTTTTTAGCCTTTGCAAAACAATCCTCAAGTCCGATTCAGATCTACCTGTATTCCCGTTTTATGGGCTATACGGGTAGTATCGTCGATTGCGATGAGTGGGTCAAAAGCAAGTTCAAGAAGAGGAATTTCGTAGCTTTGCTTGAGATGGAGATTGACTCCATGCAGCAAGATATTGCGAAACTGCGAGATGCTATTGATATGGGCATTGTCAAGCAGGATATGGGAGCTTCCCGTATTGCGATGATGCAGAAAGAACTTCGAGGTTCGATCAAACAATTAAACGATGAAAAAGTGCTGCTTGATAAGCAAGGGTTGATTCTTGCTGGCGCCGACCGCGCTATTCGAGAAATGCTTTTGATCTTCCGTGATGACCCGATTGAAGGCCCACTTCAAGAAGCTTCGATGGGCGTTTGGACAAAGATTTTCCAAGAAGAATCTTAGTGATTGTTACGCTATGCTTTGAGCATGGCAGGAACAAGTCTTCATAGCGTATATCGGCGATCTGCACGTGCAGCTGCACAACAAAGAATTGTCAAAAAGACAACTTCGGTAGATGTAGCACGCGCACGAACTGATTTTGCATATTTTTGTGATGTAGTTGGAGATAAACCTCCTGCTGCTCACCATAAAGAATGGCATCAATACCTGTGCACAGGAAATGACTCAGAATGTCTTGTTGGTATCGGTGGACCAAATATTGATATTCTTGCTCCACGAGGTAGTGCTAAATCAACTATTCTTGGTTTATACACAGCTTGGGCTGTTGGTGTTCACGCGGTACACAAGAAACCGCTGAAAGTTCTCTATATTTCATATACGGTTGACGTTGCTCGTCCGAAGAGCGCAGCAATTAAGCGCATTATTGAGGAGAGTAAAACGTATCGAGAGATCTTCCCAATGGTGAAGATTGCTAAGGGAATTAACTCTAACGAGTACTGGAGCATTGACTGGAAATTTGCAGGGATTAAATCGACTGGTGAAGAAGAGTTCACTGTTTGTTGTGCTGGTCTTAAAGGTGCTGTGACCTCTAAACGTTCCCATCTCTGTATTATTGATGACGCCATCAAATCTGCGGACGACATCAAGAACAGGGATATCCGCCAGGCGATGGAGGACAACTGGAACTCAGTTATTGTTCCCACCATGTTTGAAGGTGGGCGTGCCATTTGCTTAGGAACCCGTTTCCGTCACGACGATATTCACAACAGCACGTTCACTCCGGCCAACAGTTGGGTCCAGATCGTTCAGTCAGCGATCACAGTGGATGAGCACGGGGACGAGATTTCTTACTGGCCAGAAATGTGGTCTTTGGATTACTTGCGAGATCGGCGTCGTCAAGCCCCTGTCGCGTTTAGCTTCCAGTATCAGAATCAGATTGTTCAAACGAGTGAGTTGTCTCTGTCGCCTGAGCTGATTGTCAAAGGAAATATTGCGACAGAATTTGACACCTTAGGGGTGGGAGTGGACCTTTCGGCTGGTGTTCGGGAAAAGAACGATTACACCGTTTTCGTGATGGGTGGTCGTATTGGCGGCAAGATTCATATTATCGATTGCAAGCGTCTCCGCATCATGGGCAATTTGGAAAAACTTGAGGCTCTGATGGAGATGATGGATGAATGGGGCGTTTGCTACAAAGATGGCGATAAGTATTTCCCTTCTGGTACAGGCATTGAGATTTGGTCAGAAGCCGTGGCCTATCAGGCGTCCTTGGAGGCAGACTTCAAACGTATTTGTCTTGGGGAGCACGGCCTCTATAACATGCATTGGCACCCCATCAAAGGATTTCGCGGGGACAAAGTTGCCCGGTTCAGGGGAATTATGGGTCTTTTTGAGCAGCATAAAATCACGTTTAATAAGTATCGAAAAATGAAAGAGCTTACAGATGAGATCGTGAACTTTGGTGTAAGCTCTCATGATGACTGTGTCGACGCTCTTGTCTGGCTTTGCAATGGTCTGATGACCAGAGGAAAACTAGAGTTAGAGTATTGACGATTTAAACTAAAGGTATCCACATACGATGTCACCTAGTTATTTCGTGGTAGAGCTCGAGCAAGATGCTTATGGTTCTGCTATCCTCCCGCTCCCTGATGAGCTTTGTCATGACATGGCTCTTCAACCAAACGAACGCTTCGATGTAGAAGTCGAAGAGGGCACGATTGTTTTCAAACGCCTGGAGGCTGGGTACGATATTGATCAGTAAACTACTTAATCAGAATGGGCGATAGTGCGAAATCCCAAATTGAGGATATGCTCAAGGCGGTAGTCACCCGCAGTAGTGACGGTCCAGCGGACACGATGCTGATTAATGCGCATCTGTCTCAGATGAAGATGTTCGGTATCCGCCAGGGTGTTGAGTTTTATCCCGCGCAAGACAACTTAGGGACACAGCGATACGACTTCGTTCAACAAGTAATCCGTTTTAATAAGCTTGATGCACGCCTGGATTCCATTTGGGATCGATTTTTGGCATACGGCAAAGGGTTGTTTTATATCCGACCCACGCAGAAAACGTATCGTCTCTACTGGTTTGACAAAGATGCGTATCGGACTTATTACTCTCCAGAAGGCGATCTTGAAGAAGTCCTGATCATCTATCCGTATAAGGTCAAGTCTTCTAAGGGTTTCCAAGGTGTCGGTCTGAATACCGATAAGCGTTACATGCGCCTGCGTATTACCGCTAACGAGATCGAGGAATACCACAGCGAAAAAGAAATTGGGTTTGATGACGTGTCCATGGACATGCCATTTACTCAGAAGAAAGTGGTTGCCAACAGCATGGAGTTCATTCCATGCGTTGAGGTGCTGAACAACCCTGATGCATTTGGCACTGAAGGTAGTGGTGAGTTTGATTGGGTTGCTAACCAGATCATTGCTCACGATGAGATGGTGAAGAACATTCGTGCCAACCTTTCGTTCTTTGGTAATCCAACCCTCCTGTCGTCACGTCCTAAACAGGACATCGTGGAGACAAACCAAGATGAGACCAGCCAGCGGCCAAGTATTTCGAGTCAATCTGGTTTCCAATCCGACTTCTTCTTATCTAGTTCAACATTCAAGCAGGACAATGTAACTCGTGCTCCTGCAGGGTATAACGGTCGTCCTGGTCAGGGGATGCGCGTTCCAAGGGTGATTGCAAACCTTGAGCCTACAGATCGTGTTGGCTTTATTACGCCTAATGCAGTTAGTACTGACCAGACCCGTTACGCAGAACAACTTCGTAGTGAGATACGCCTTGCTCTGGGCGGTATTGATGACCTGAGTATTACCAACGTCACTGCAACCGAATATAAATCTGCATACGGTCGGGTTAGCGCCACTGCCAAGAAAAAGTGTTTACAGCTTTATACATATGGCATCTGCCGTTGTTTTGAGCTGATGATCTTCCAGGAGGAGCAGATCTTCCGTAAGTCGATGGCTTATGAAGCTGGAATTAAAACTCCTGCTGTTCCTGAGGATCTCGAAGACGAGAAAGCATTAGCTAAATACGAAAAACAGAAAGCAAAGTACGAAGAGAAACTGCAAGCTGCGATTGATGAGGCTATCGAAACCCAGGAGATTCCGCCAGGAGTTCTTGGTTTGGCACCAGACGGCGATAGAACTGTCGATTGGCGCTGGTTGGGTCCTGTGTATGAAGATACAACGCAGGATAAACTCAACCAATCTATCTTCACCAGGAACTTGCAAGAGTTAGGTGTTGATAGCATTGAAGCACTGAAGTATTTATTCCCTTCTAAAACGGATGACGAAATCGCGAGCATGCTCTCTGGTTTCCCATTCCGTGTGGTAGGGGAAGTACAGAGGGCTTATTCCGCGTTTATTGATCTAATCAATCAAGAGATGCGGACTCCACACCCGCAGCAACCGAATCTTCCGATGGCTGCGGATCCGAGACTTGATCTCACTCCCTTCCTTTACCGCACACTAGAAAGCCTACAAAAAGAGGTAACCTATGCAGGCCGATACCGCAATGCCGACCCAATCGGCACCCCAAGTATCCCAGACCCCACAGAGCAGCTACGCGGCTCCAATGCAGACAGCAGCGGCAGCTCCTTCGGTGGCAACGACCAATCAATGGGTGGCGCCGTACCAGCAGGCAGCGGCCCCAGCCCCGCAAATGCAGGCCCAGATGGGGATTCCCCAAGCGCCGGTCTCAACCCCTACTCAGTACGCACCCCAGACATCGCAGGCAGCCCCACAACAGGAGAATCCTTATCGGGAAGCCTTCAACAAAGTGGTCGGGCTCCTGAGTTCGCCCGTCCAATTCCCGTCCCTGGGTCAACAGTCGAGTCAGACACAAACAATCGACCCGGCCAGTTACAGTTCCCAACAGGCTCCCCAATTCAGCAACCTGGGGATGCAGACTTCTTCGCCTTCGATCAACAACAACCAGGCATTCTCCAACGATTATTCCCAAACTTCTCTGGAGATAACTCCGGAGCAGATGCTGGCAAACGGAGTAAGTTACGAAGGTCTTGAGATTCACGACCACTTCGGTCCTGATGCTGCAAAAGTCCTTAACGACTATTCATGCAACCTCGAAGATGCGCTGATTCAGACCAACGCTCAGTTGGTTGAAGCTTGCAACCTGCTTCAGGAACTGTCTGGTGAGCACAAAGCTTACGAGCAGATCCTGACTGATCCTGACATTCTGGCTGACTACACCTGCGAATTCTTTGGTGAGAACGGTCCTTATCCGATCCCCGAAGAGCGAGTGCAGCCTCAGGGTATGAATGTTGGTCAGCAGTTCCAACAGCAGCAGTTCCAGCAGCCCGCTGCACCTCAGCGCCCTCAGATGCCTGTTCCTCCCCAGCCTCAGGCCCAAGCCAACCCCAGTGACTTCTGGAACAGCTTCGGCAGCCTGGCTGACCGCGACCCCGCTAATGCTTGGCGTTATCTGAACTCCGCCCAGCAGACACCTGATGTGTTCCGCAACAAGCTCCTGGTCATGGAGTGATCTAGGAACATAAGTAGTTCTAGAATAGGGGGTAGGAAACTGCCCCCGAATTTTTTTATAAAGTCATGAAGAAAAAGAAGGCAGGCGCTAGAGAACGGGCTGATCAATTTTTAAATAAGATTGGTACTGCCGGTGGCGCCATTGGCGCTCCCGGTTTAGTCACATTTGGCGCTGGAGATACAGCTAACCAAGTGATGGCTGGCAACGTTGACCAGTACGCAATGCAACGTTCCGCTCCAGGGGCTCTGGGTATCGGTGCTCAAGATCAGCAACCCCCAGCTATGCCTATGGACTTGGACGCCTCTTATTTAAAGCTGAATCTCCCTGGATCTCCACTGCCGACTAACGGTCTCTTGACGCCTCAGTACCTCAGCAATGCTGAGATGGTGCAGAACCAGATCATGGCTGAGAATCAAATGTTATTGATGCAGCAAACTCCGTACCAAGGTCAACTGCCTATGGGTTATCCGGAGAGCCCTAAGAAAAAAGGACGCTAATTATGGATTCCACTAAAGCAAAAAAGGCCGTTGGTAAAGCGAAGCAGGCTAAAGAAATGGCTGCATTGATGACTGCACAAGCAATTGCAGACGCTCCTATCAACCCAGAAATTCAAGCTCCAATCGCAACAATGCAGCCTGAAGACGGCTACATTGATCCTTATCGTCCACTGGGCACTGTTGCCTCTGTTCCTTACAGCGTTGGAAATATGCTTGGTGGCGGCAACTCTCCTATGTTTGTAAATCCTGAGGCTTAAATAAGTTGGGTTGATAAACCCTTGTTATAATTTTTTGTAATGGAATCCCCATTTCCATACTTAAAGGCTTAAAAGCCCTCAGGTATCAGCTAAACCTGTGCTGAGAAACCAACATGTTTATTGATAACGATTTTCCAAAACTGTTGGGTGCTGAGCTGTATCGCCCTCACCCCGCATACGTGGTGGAAATGGCCTGCGAACCCGTCGTGGTCCATGACTTCACCAAACAACCCGGTCAAACTGTTCAGTTAGATCGTTACCGTTTCTTCGGGAACCCCGGCACCAAGACCAGCCGTGAGCGTACCCAAGATCAAACCATCGGTACTGCTAACAGCCGTTCGATCGTCAAGGACAAGGTGCTTGTGTCTCTGCGTGAGTACACCGGCCCTGCAGACCCGAACAACACCAACCTCCCGAGCACCTTCAAAATTGCTCGTGAGACCCTGATGACTGCTCAGCGTCTGCTGCTTGACACCGGCAACCTGAACATGTTCCACCAGAGCATCGGTTCTTTGACCCTGCTCGACGACTATCGCCGTTGGCGCGATCGTGTCTTCCTGGACGAACTGTTCAAGGCTGAGTCCCGTGGTCAGTCTGGCGACACCCAAGGCGGTTACTACTACCCCAACGACCACACCAAGACCGGTGTGACCGTTTCTGCTTACTCTGCTACTGAGTATGCTTCCGAGCGTTTCAAGTTCAACGTTAAGACCGACCTTCTGAACGTTGTTAAGAGCCTCCGTAAGCGCAACGTGCCTGTCTTCCAGGACGGCTACTACCGTTGTATTGCTGATCCCTCCTTCATGAAGGATCTGCGTGCTGACCAAGGCTTCCGTGAAGTGGCCCGTTACCCTGGCATGGGTCAGCCTAACCCTCTGATGGGTATTGGCGCTCCTAACGCTGCTATCTACGCTGGTGGTCAGTATGGCCAAGCCCAGTTCGTGGGTGGTGAGCCTGTGATGCCTTCCGGTTTCGTGTTCGAAGGTGTCCGCTTCTTCGAGTCCACCAACTTCCCCGACAAGACCGCTACCGTTGACATCGGCGATGGCTCTGGTGCTGTTGCTGGCCGCACCACCCCTGCTGGTCTGTTCTTCGGTCCTCAGGCTGTTGGTGTTGGTATTGGTGGTCCTAACGCTCAGGTCCTGATCAATAACAACGACGACTTCTCTCGTTTTATCATCCTGATCTGGCAACTGTACGCTGGTTTCGCGAACCTGAATAAGGACTTCGTGACCACTGCCTTTACCATTTCTGAGTGATAAGGGAGGTACTAACTAATGGCAACTTACAAATCTGAAGCCGGTGCTATTCTGCAGCCCGGTAATCAAATCAACCGCCTGTCCTCCTACAACACCGAAGGTGTTTATGCCTGGCCAGGTCTTGAGTTCTATGAGCTCATCGGCTACTTCAAGGTCAATTCCACCACTGGTGTTACTAGCGGTGATCTGATCGTTCCTTCCCCTGACCGTCGTCCCGACGATCGTGTGCGCGATGACCGCACTTCCCTGGTGGTTCAGGCTGACGCTGCGCGTCCTGCCTACGTCTACCAGACTTCGATCGCTCTTGGTCAGGACATCCCTGCTGGTGGTGAGCCTTCTTTCCCTGCTTCTCCTGTTACTGCCAACCTCGTCGGTACTAACTCCGAGATCGTCACATTGAAGCCTGCCAATGGCGCCAACCCTGTCCCCACCCCTGCTACCGTCCTTAACGGTATCAAAGCAGCCACCTCGCAGCTGACTGCTTTCGCTGGCGGCTCGATTGCTCAGGGCGACTCTGGCGTTTCTACCGCCAAGGTTCCTTTCATTGACGCTGTCACCGCCACCATCGCCGCTGGCGACTTCGTCGATTCCATGATGTATGAAGTCACCGCTGATACCACCTTCAAGG